ACGCTGCACGAGGACGGCAAGCGGGTGCTGCGCGTCGTCTGCACACAGTTTCCTGCCATGAGCACGCTCAACTGGCTGGAGACGCTCTCGCTTGTTTTCACCGCCTTCTCCTGCCCCTACTGGGAGGATGCAGCGGAGACAAGTTTCCTGATGCCGAACACGTCCGATGCGCCGTCTAAGCTCCTTGCCGTCCCCGGCGACGCGCCCGAAACGCCGCTGAACCTGCTGATTCGCAACATTGGCGACACTGCCATCACGACGCTGACCATATCCGCCGCGGGGAAAATCAGCTTTCAGGGGCTGACGCTTGCCCCCGGCGCGGCAATTCGGATTCACCACGACGCAGGCGTTTTCGCGGCGGAAATGGTGTCGGATGACAGTACAGTGTCCATTCTGCCCTATCGCACGCCCGAAAGCGCGGATGATTTGCTGCTGCGGCCGGGTGTGCTGAACGAAATCCGCGTGGAAGCCAGCGCTGCGGCGTTTGTGTCCGGGCGGTGCAAAGGGAGGTATTGCTGATGAATCTGCCGTGTCTGCTGGACGACAAAATGAAGCCGCGCGCGGATTTGCACCCGATTCGCCTGACGGTTGACCGTTCGCTTCAGCCGCTGTCGATGGCGGAAATGGTGCTGCCGCCGGAGGATGCGCCCGTCTGTGTGCGGGACTTCGTGCGCCTTTGTGACGGCTTCGGGGACAGCGAGATTTACCGCGTTTCCAGCATCAGCGAAGAGCCGGGCTTGCGGCGCGTGGTGCAGCTGGAGCACGGGATGGCGACGCTGGCGGACGACATGCTGCCCGCGCTGACGTACGCGGAAAACGTGCAGACCATCCTCAAGCGCATCCTGAGCTACCAGACGCGCATCCGCTGGCGGGTGGGCGACATCGAGGCGGACGAGGGGTTGGTGATTTCCGCGATTGGGCAAACGCAGTCAATTTACGCCGCGCTGACGAGCTTGCTGGACATGCTGCCCCCGAACCTCTGCTGGGCGTTCGACCAGACGAAGCTGCCGTGGAAGCTGCATCTGCGCAAGCTGCCGGAGGAAATTTCGTGCGAAGGGCGGCTGACGCGCAACATCAGCACCGTGCGCGTCACCCGCGACGCGAGCCGGCTCTGCACGCGCGTGTTCCCCTATGGCTGCGGGCAGGGGCTTGACCGCGTAACGTTGACCCCGCTGCTGGGGCGCGAATACATTGACGCGGCAGACACGAAAACGTGGGGCATTGCCGCGCGGACGTTCACCAGTGACCAAATCATGGATGCGGATACGCTGAAGCGCGTGGCGGAGCGCTACTTGGAGCGGCACAGTCAGCCGACCGCGACGGTGCAGCTGCATGGCATTGACCTCTCGCGCATCACGGGCGAAGCGCTGGATACCTTCCGGCTGGGGCAGCGTTTCCGGCTGGCGCTGCCGGAGGAGAATACGGTGCTGGTGGAGCGCATTGTCGCCATGCACATTCCGGACGTGTTCGGGCAGCCCGGCAGGGTGACGCTGACGCTGGCAAACCGGCAGCCCGCGCTGTCCGACGAAATCGCCGATTTGCTGCGCGAGGTGAACGCGAGCAAGCTCATCGGCGGCAAGCTGACGGAATTGACCTTCCGCAATCGCGCGACCGGCACCTACACCGCCCCGATTTCGCACCCCTTCACGCTGGATGAGTACCCGTCGGTGCTGTCCTGCATGATGCGGATGACGGCGGACAACGGCGTATACATCCAAACCATCCTGGTGGACGGCACGGAAATTCCGTACAGCGTGTGGGGTAAAACGCAGTCGCTCGATGCGCTCCCCTACCTCCGCCGCACGTCTACCGGCGCGGTTGATTCCGGTCAGCACTCCCTGCTGATGATGCCCACAAACCCCGGCGGCTTCGTGACCTCCGTCATCACGCTGAAGGTCATCGAGAAGATGGGAACGTGACAAGGGAGTTCCTCCCTTGTCCCTTTCGCGCGATTGAGTTGGTGACGCTCTCATGCTGCTTCCGCGTGTTTATCCACAGGTTACGCACAGTATCCCATTGCTCATTATTATCAGGAGGTGATTGGCTTGCTCAATCTTTCGCAGCTTATCAGCGATTTTGAAGCCTGCATCGGCTTCCCCTATGCATCCCCCGGCACGAACGACGAGCGCGGCATCGACTGTTCCGGCATGTTCGTCCGCGCGTTCCGCCGTCAGGGCGCATCCATCTACCACGGCAGCAACACCATTTTCCGCAAGTACCTCGCCCGTTCGGGTACGATTGCATCCGCCGCCGACCTCTGCCCCGGCATGGCGGTGTTCAAGTGGAAGCCCGTAACGCCCGCGCGCTTTTCAGACAATCTGGGCGACTTCTGCCACATCGGACTGGTCACGAGCGTGTCGCCGCTGCGCATCGTCCACGCTTCCACCGAAGGCATGGCAGTCAAGGCGGACAGCAAAATCGGCAAATGGCGCTATTGGGGCTGGCTGAAGGACGTGGCTGAAACCAGCAGCTTCAATTCTGCGGACGATTCCGCCGTGTCCACTCCGTCCAGCGTGTCCCGCCCGACCCTCCGCACGGGCAGCAGGGGCGATTCCGTCCGCCTGCTGCAAACGCTGCTGAACCGCGCGGGCTACGAACTTGCCGTAGACGGCATTTTCGGCACGATGACGCGGTGCAGCGTGAAGGGCTTCCAGTCCGAGCGGGGTCTGGCGGTGGACGGCATCGTCGGCAAACAGACGTGGGCGGCGCTGGAAGGAGGCGGCGCATGAGCGAATCGCTGCTTGTGGCGCTGATTTCGGGTTTCTGCACGCTGGCGGGGTCGTGCGCGGGCGTGCTGGCGTCCTCCCGGCTGACGCAGTACCGCTTGGCGCAGCTGGAAAAGCGCGTCGCCCAGCACAACAACCTGATTGAGCGCACCTACCGGCTGGAGGGGCGCATGGACGAGGCGGAGCATGGCTTGCAGGAGATTCGCGGGCGGATGGCGGCATAAAAAAAGGGTGGAACGCGCGTCCACCCAAGCCCATGATGGTCATTTCTGCATCACCGTTGGAATCCACGTTTCCTCCAGCCACGTTTGCAGCGGCGCTGCGTCCGTGAGCGAGGCGACGATGGTCAGCAGCAGGTCGTAAACTGCCGTATCGCCATAGAGGCACTGGGCAGTCACCACCACATCAACGCCGCCGGGCAGGTTGATGCCGACTTCGACGATATCGCTGCCCATCCACGGGAAATTCGGAATCCCATGCGTGGCGTAGAGCTGCATATCGTCGGACAGCGTGAGAATCAGCGACGAATCGCCGATATTCTCCTGAATTTCGTCGATGCCGGAGTTGCCCTTCTTGGTCACAACCACCGACACGCTTGTGTTTTCGTCGATGGATACCAGCGTCCCCACCTTGTCGCGCGCGTCCACCGTGCACCCTTCCGGATAGGCGAACGTCACCTGCCGCGCGCCGCATGAAGCGTAGGATTCCAGCAGCATCGGCGCTTCCTCGGCACTTGCGGCGGCAGGAATCAGCAGGAGCAGCGCCATCAGGGCTGCCAAAACACGTTTCTTCATCAGAATCTCCCCTTTCGTTGTCGGATGATGTACCATTTCCACAAACAAAACGATTTTCCTCCCATTTTTCTTCCAGCGTGAAGAAAAAGATTTGCACAGAAAGGATGATTGCATGAAAATCAACTGGTCGCTTCGTTTCCGCAACAAGGTTTGGCTGACGACGCTGCTGGCGGTCGTCTGCACGTTCGTGTTCAACCTGCTGGACTTGTTCGGCATTGAGACGACGGTGGCGCAGGAGCAGGTGATGCAGCTGGGCGCGGCGCTGCTGTCCCTGCTGAGCACCCTGGGCGTTGTGATTGACCCGACGACCCCGGGCGTCAGCGACAGCCAGACGGTGATTGAGCGGAAGTAAATGAAAAGGCAGGTACGCTTTTTGCGGTGTGCCTGCCCATTTTGT